ATTATACTGAAGCTTTTAAAGGTGGTGTTACACCAGTTGTCAGTGGTACTCAATTGATTGACGGTACAGTTAAAATAACAGAATCAACAACAGCAACATCAGTTACTAATGCGGCTACATCTGTAACTATAGTATTAACACTTAATGCTTCTATAAAAAGAGGTATGTATATCACAGGACCCACAGTAGCTCCTAGCCCAATAACTATAAATGATAATCTTATAGTTGAGCAAGTTGTACATGCAACTAATACTACTATAACATTAAACAAACCTGTTCAAATGAATGCTGGTCAAACATTAACATTTTTTAATGTAAATCAGAATAGTTGGAAAGAATATAGTTTGTATGTAGGTATCTCACCAGAACAAGGTAACAATTTTGGATCAGTAACTAGTGCAACAGCAAATCTATCAGCTGCTGCTCAAAAAGTTGTAACTTATAAAGTTTCTAATCCATATATTCAGTCAGGGATGAATGTTTATGATGATGGCGTTTTAGTTGGAGTTGTTGATGTAGTAAATACTGCTAACCAACTAACGTTAGTAGCTAATTTAGCTGCTCTTATAGCTAATGATTCAGTTTTAACCTTTTCATTTAGTGTATTACCTAGTGTGTCTGTTTTAACTGTTGATAACCAAACAATGACATTTACAAATCCTGCTCAAGGTTTTGTGTTGCCAGTTTCAGTTGTTCAGGTAACTGCAGTAGCAGGAGGTATAACAGCAGCAAGTTTAATCGCATTACATTAATATTATGGCTTATATACAATCTCCATTATTAAAAAAATTTCCTGAAATAAAGGAAAGTAATAAAGGTAAATTTACAGCTTGGGCTAAAAAGAACGGTTTTAAAGACGCTTGTTCTGCTGCTAGTGCTGTAATGTCAAAACAAAAAGAATATTCACCAGCGGTGGTCAAAATGGCTAACTACGCTAAAAACTTCGGATGTAAATCCAAATAAAAAAAAACTATGGATACAAAAATTACTAAAGGTAATGTGAAGTCTGCCATCAAAGATGATAAAGCTCACATCGATTATTTAAAAAGAGATGTTTTAGATGATCAAAAAAAAGGAGGTAAATACAAAGATATTAATCAAACAGCTGACGAAAAACATATTTCTAAACTAGCTGGAGACATAAAGCATGATCATACTTTTTTGTCTAAACATATGAAACACAATAAATAATCATGGGAAAATTTAAACATTACAAAGGAAGTATCGGCGGAGGTGTCGATGTTTCACACAAGTCAAAAATGAGTGGTAAAGCAAAAAGTTTAATGTCATTTCCAGGTGGTATGCCAGGACCTGGTGAGTATGGTAGTATGAACAATAAGGTTGTAGGAAAAGGTATGATGAAATATATGGCTGGAGAACCTGTAGGTATGGGTAAATACAAAAGTGATGCTCAAAGAAAAGCTGCACACGCTAGTATGGCTGAGCAAGGTGCTGCTAAATATGGTAAACATATGGGCCCTGAAAAAGAACTAGTTGGTAAACAAAAAAATTTACCAGAGGAACTTAAAGCTAAAATTGAAGCTGCTCCAGGAAAATACGGACATAAAAAAGGACCTGCGAAAAAAAAAAAATATATTCAAGATAAAGAAGGTAAAATAGAAGGTAAAGCAAAAAGAATTATCGGTAGCGGATCTGGAACAGTTTTAGCTTCAAGAGATAAAAAAGAAGTAGGTAAAAAATATATAAGAAAAGGACCTGGAAATTTTTTCTCTACAACAGGTAGTGATAAACCAAAAGAAGAAGAAAATAAATCTATGTCTGATGGTGAAAAAATCAAAGCTTCAAAAGCTAAAAAAGAAGCTGCTGGAAATAAAAAGAAAGCAGAAGGACAAGCTGATTTAAAGAAAGCTAAAGAAATGAAATTTATCTCAAGAGGTAGTGGAGAAGATTCTGGTGTTGCGACTAGAGAAGAAAGAAGAAAAGCTATAAGAGCGGCTAGAGCTAAGAAAAGAGCTGGTAGAAAAGAAGCTAGAAAAGCTAGAAAGAAAACAGTTATTAAACAAAAAATTTAATAAAACCAATAAAACCATTAATTATACACCAATTAACAATTAATTATTAACAAAACAAAAAACAATTATTATGGCTTATTTAGAAATCCCAATTACGGGTGGATCAGGTGCAACATCAATTACAGACAAATTTGTTATCGACAAAGACAAGATTGTCTTAATTCATCAAGGAAGTGTAGGGGCGCCTCAAACTAACCCAACAACAGTATCATCTATCATTTGTGAAGGTGGTGTTGAATTACAAATTACTCACACGGCTGCTGCTACTGGATTTTCAGTACTAAACGCACTTTTAGATGCTTACTCTGGATCTCCAGGAAATGGTGTGTCTAAAGTAGGAGGTGTTCCTGCAACAGTTAGTGCAACTGGACAAGCTCTTACTTTTGTAGTATTTTCACAAGTAGTAATTTCTTAACATGAAACCTGGTTTAGGTGATAAAATAGAGTCTTTCACTAAGGCCACTGGTATCAAAAAAATCGTTGACACAGTTTCACAGGGTTTAAATATACCCTGTGGCTGTGAAAAACGTAAAAACGTATTAAATAAAATGTTTCCTGGAAAATGAGTTTTAAATTAAAATCACCTTTTACAAAACACGCTACTCCAATAGTTAATATGCCTATGGAAGAAAACGTTATGGGTAGAGCTGATAAACGAGGAAATATTTTACTAAATAAAGATTTAACAGATCCAAAACAAATAGAAGATACTATTAATCATGAAAATGTTCACATCGAACAAATGAAGTCAGGTGAATTAGATTATGATGATAAAGCTGTTTATTTTAAAGGTAAAAAATTTTTAAGAAAAGAATTTAACGAATCAAATAAGAATTTACCTTGGGAGGTGGAAGCTTATAAAGCAGGATAATTATGTCTAAACCTAAAAAAAAATTTAAAGATACTAAGGTAGGAAAATTTCTACTAGGTAAATCAGGTATTATAAATGTAATAGGAGATATATTGCCTGATCAAGGTGCACTAGGTATGGTTAAAAACCTTATAGACAAAGATGAAGACTTACCACCACAAGACAAAGAAATAGCTCTTAAATTATTAGAGCAAGATATGACTGAACTACAAGAAATTTCAAAACGTTGGGAAAGCGATATGAAATCAGATAGTTGGTTATCTAAAAACACACGACCAATGACATTGATATTTTTAACAACATCTCTTGTTATTTTTATTTTGTTAGATGGTTTTGATATAGCATTCAGTATTGATACTGGGTGGATTGATCTTTTAAAATCACTTCTAATAACCGTTTATGTTGCCTATTTCGGTTCAAGAGGTGCAGAGAAATTTAAATCAATAGGCAAATAATTAAATTTAATAAAATGAGTGAAGCTAAACAAATGATTACCGAAGACCAACTGAAAAAAATCCAAGGCTTTCAAAAAGACTTAAACAAGTTGTTAAATGAAGTTGGATTTTTAGAAGCCCAAAAATCCCAAGTATTAGGAAAATTTGGTGAAGTCAACAAACAAACTGAAGATTTCAAAAAAGAGTTAGAAAAAGAATACGGATCGATTAACATTAATCTTGAAGACGGATCTTTTGAACCTATCGAAAAAGAAGAAGACAAGAAAGAGTAATGTCATCTGTTATTAGAAAAATTAGCATTGGTTCTGATTATAAAACCGATGCAATGCATTATTCTTTGACCCAGTCAGTATATGGAGGTCATACTATATCTCATATACTCTTTGATACAAAAGATAATTCTTATAACATTTACATTAAAAAAAACAACGAGGTATTGCCGTGGAAGAAATTTAATTCTAACATGGCTATATCTGTTGAGTATGATTTAGAGTATTAATGAAAAGTTTATTTGATTTTATCGTTGAGCCCTACGGCCAGCGATATAATAATAAAGTAAAGGTAGGTGACAAAAGCCTTATAATTAACACTCAAGTCGAAACTTTTAAAGCTGTAAATAATATAGCAAAAGTTATAGAAGTGCCTTTATCATATAAAACACCAGTTAAAAAAGGTGATTTAATAATGATTCATCATAATGTATTTAGAAGATGGTATAATATGAGAGGTGAAGAAAAAAATAGTAAATCGTATTTTAAAGACGGTTTATATTTTGTACAACAAGATCAAGTTTATTTATACAAAAATAAAGACAAATGGTTGTCATTTGGTGATAGATGTTTTGTTGCACCACTCAAAGATAAAATTGAAATACATAACGTTTTAGAACAAAATCTTATTGGTGTATTAAAATATGGTAATAGTGCGTTAGAAGCGCTAGAAATAAGCGAGGAAGATGTTGTAGGTTATAAACCTTTTGGTGAGTATGAATTTATTGTAGATGGTAAGCGCTTATATTGTATGAAATCAAATGATATTGTAATTAAGTATGAACGTCAAGGAAACGAAACAGAATATAATCCTAGCTGGGCACAAAGCAGTTGAGGAATTAATAAAAGTTGCTAAAGAAGCTATTGTTGATTCTGATGATGATATATCAGCTGATAGATTAAAAAATGCTGCAGCTACAAAAAAGCTAGCTATATTTGATGCTTTTGAAATACTTAATCGTATTAAAGAAGAAGAAGATATGTTAAACGATAAACCAAAAGAAGAAAAGAAGAAAGAAGCTTTTGGAGGTTTTGCAGAAAGACGATCTAAATAATGTATAAACAAACATTATACCAAATAATTGATCATATAAAACCACATGTAATACAAAGATTAAACAAATCTAAAAAGTGGGAGTATGGTTATAACAAAGAACACGATGTTATTGTTATATCTAAAACTGGTCAAATAGGTGATATATACGAGATACAAAACTTAAAAATAGCGTTACCAAAAGAAAAAGATGTTGATAAAGAACATGATAGGTGGAAACCACATGAGTACCCTAAGACATTAAAAAAGATTAAAACAATATTTGACTGGAAACAATATCCAGATGATTTTAAAGATAAATGGTATGCGTACATTGATAGAGAATTTGCCAGGCGCCACGAAGGTTATTGGTTCACTAATAAAGGTAAAGCTACTTATATTACTGGTACTCATTATATGTACTTGCAGTGGTCCAAGATTGATGTTGGGCAAGCAGACTTTAGAGAAGCAAACAGATTATTCTATATATTCTGGGAAGCTTGCAAGGCAGATACAAGATGTTACGGAATGTGCTACCTCAAAAACAGACGGTCTGGTTTTTCATTCATGGCATCAGGCGAAACTGTCAACCTTGCAACCATCTCTAGTGATGCTAGATACGGTGTGTTATCAAAATCTGGATCTGATGCAAAAAAAATGTTTACCGATAAAATCGTACCCATATCAGTTAACTACCCTTTTTTCTTTAAACCAATACAAGACGGTATGGACAGGCCAAAAACTGAGCTTGCATACAGGGTTCCAGCTAGTAGGTTTACAAGAAAAAAATTAGATACTAACGAGCAGTTAGAAGAGCTTGAAGGATTAGATACAACTATTGACTGGAAAAATACAGGGGATAACAGTTATGATGGTGAAAAATTAAAACTACTTGTACACGATGAATCTGGTAAGTGGGAAAAACCTGACAACATATTAAACAACTGGAGGGTTACAAAAACTTGTTTACGATTAGGTTCTAGAATTATAGGTAAGTGTATGATGGGATCAACGAGCAACGCTCTTGACAAAGGTGGTAGAAACTATAAAAAAATATATGATGACTCAGACGTTACCAGAAGAAACCGCAATGGACAGACTAGCTCGGGATTATATAGCTTGTTCATACCTATGGAATGGAACTACGAAGGATACATTGACTCTTATGGGTTACCTGTCTTCGAGACGCCAGAAAAACCAAAAAAAGGTCCAGACGGTTTCCCAATTGAAATCGGTGTTATCGAGCACTGGGAAAATGAAGTAGATGGCCTTAAGGATGATCCTGATGCACTTAATGAATTATACAGACAGTTTCCACGTACAGAGAAACATGCATTCAGAGATGAAACAAAACAATCTTTATTTAATCTAACTAAGATTTACGAACAAATAGATTATAATGAAGATTTAAAACATTCAAACGTTGTAACTAAAGGTAATTTTCAATGGCAAGATGGTGTTCAAGATACAAGTGTTATGTTTGTTCCTAGTAATCAAGGTAGATTTTTAATTTCTTGGGTGCCAAACATAAATCAACAAAATAGAATTATTGTTAAAAACGGTAGAAAATATCCTGGTAACGAACACATGGGTGCTTTTGGTTGTGACTCATACGATATATCAGGTACTGTAGATGGTAGAGGATCAAAAGGTTCTTTACATGGTTTAACTAAGTTTAGCATGGAAGATGCTCCTGCTAATTTATTTTTTTTAGAATATATAGCTCGACCTCAGACCGCAGAAATATTTTTTGAAGATGTACTCATGGCTTGCATATTTTATGGTATGCCAATACTTGCAGAAAACAATAAACCAAGGTTGTTATATCATTTTAAACGAAGAGGTTATAGAGCTTTTTCTATGAATCGGCCAGATAAAACAGCACATAAATTATCTGTAACAGAAAAAGAAATAGGTGGTATACCTAATTCAAGTGAAGATGTTAAACAAGCACACGCTGCTGCTATTGAAGCTTATATTGAAGATTTTGTAGGTTATAATAATGAACAGTATGGCACAATGTATTTACAAAAAACATTAGAAGACTGGGCGGCATTTGATATAAACAATAGAACTAAACATGATGCGTCGATTAGTTCTGGCTTAGCTATTATGGCTTGTAATAAAAACAAATATAGACCCGTTGCTGAGGTTGTAAAACAACCAGTTAATTTGAGTTTTTCAAAATATGATAATAGAGGCAATGAATCAAAAATAATTAATAGATGAAATTAAACACTGGTATTAATAGTGCATTTCCAAGTCAGATGGTATCTGAGGAAGAAAAGAAATCTTTAGAATATGGTTTGCTAGTTGGTCAAGCTATTGAATATGAATGGTTTAGAGGTGGTAGAGTAAATGGTAGCAGATGGAATACAGGTTATCAAAATTTTCACAATTTAAGATTATACGCTAGAGGTGAACAAAATGTACAAAAATATAAAGATGAGTTATCTATTAATGGTGATTTGTCTTATTTAAATTTAGACTGGAAACCAGTTCCTATTATACCTAAATTTTTAGATATAGTGGTAAATGGTATTGCCTCTAAAAATTACGATATAAAAGCTTTTTCTCAAGATCCTTTTTCATTAAGACAAAGAACTCAATACGCAACTAATTTAGTTGAAGATATGTATGGCCAAGAACTTATTGCTCAGGCTAAACAGACTACAGGTGAAGACTTTTCAAGATCTAATATTGCAACAAGTGAATTACCTAGGAATAAAGAAGAATTAGAACTTCACATGCAACTTAGTTATAAACAAGGTATTGAAATAGCAGAAGAAGAAGTTATTGATAACGTTTTAGCTAATAATAAATATAATTTAACTAAAAAAAGAGTTATTGAAGATATAGCTACAATAGGTATAGGAGCTACTAAAACTAGTTTTAATAAATCAAACGGTGTTGTTGTTGATTATGTTGATCCTGCTAATTTAGTTTATTCATATACAAATGACCCTAATTTTGAAGACATATATTATGTTGGTGAAATTAAATCGATGACTTTAGCTGAAATAAAAAAACAATTTCCATATCTTACAGACAAAGAATTAGAGCAAATGGTAAGATACCCAGGGCGTGATGGTTATATAGCAAATCCTAATTACGATAATGATTTAGTTCAAATATTATTTTTTGAGTATAAAACGTTTATTGATCAAGTTTTTAAAATTAAAAAAACAGATACTGGTTTAGAAAAAACATTACAAAAATCAGATAGTTTTAATCCACCTGAAAGCGACAATTTTAGTAGAGTTTCAAGAACAATAGAAGTTTTGTTTAGTGGTGCAAAAGTTATGGGTGTCCCTCAAATGCTAGAGTGGAAGCTAGCAAAAAACATGACAAGACCTGTATCTGATACAACTAAAGTTAATATGAATTATACTATATGTGCCCCTAATTTATATCAAGGCCGTATAGAATCATTAGTTAGTAGATGTACAAGTTTTGCT